AGCCCAACCGAAGTTGGACGTGACACTCGTCCCCCTACGAACTATCTTAGGGGGGACACCAAGAAGCACCGCAGTGATCGCCATCTCTGGCGACCACCGGTCGAGGGGTAGGCTCACAGTCGGCTCGAACTTTAACGTTCGGACCCACCGAGAGCCCCGCCGCTCGACGGACCGGTACTTCGAGGAGTGCAGGACGACGTCACCGAGTCTTTCAGGCCCGGTAACCCTGTAGCGAGTCGGAACGCACCGCTTCACAACATCCAAAACAGAAGGAGGAAACCCCCAGCGTCTCAAATTATTGTGAAAGGCCACCCATTGTGGGATGGTATCGAGTGCGTCCTTGATTCGGACGGGACTAACGTCCACCTCCGTATGGAAGTTGCCACCGCAGCTTTCCCTGAAGGGACCGCTTAAGTAGCTCTTCCGTTGGTTGGGTGTGAACCCGACCAACTTCAGGAGGGCACAGGCTTCTTCACCGTACTGCTCGGGGACGATGATATCGTCTCCGAAAACCCAGCAATTTTCACCGGGTGTGAGGCGAAATGCCTCGCAGAGTAGTCCGAGGAAGATGAGCGTTTCCAACTCGAAAGTAAAACCGTTTCCCATAGAGGAAAACTTCTCGAGTCGGCGCCATCCCCCTCCAACTTCCGAAGGAACGGAAGTATAGGGTGAACGAAGATCGTCTAACAACGCAAACCAATCAGGAGGAAGAACCCACCTAACTAATTCACGTGCCACGGTATCGCTAGCGCTGCTAAGGTCGATGGTCGCGTAGCCGCTACGGCGTCCACAGGAGGCAAGCCGCCTGTGAACGTCTTGAGCGGTTTCGTAACCGACGCTTAAGCCCGGAAATATCTCCCGGGAGGCGCCCTCAAAGCGAGGGAGACCACAAAGCCTAAGCCGCCTTTTCAGGTAACGACCGATCCCCAGTTGCAACCACAAGTTTCCTAGTGGTTCAATGCAGATGGGGCGGTCTGTCTTCCCGTCCTTCGGCACCGTCGTGAGACGATTGCCGCGGGAGATCCCTGAAAACTCGAGTCCTTCTGTCGTACGCGCGCGACCCCAATGGGTGCGCCCGTAGAGCACCTGAAAGTACGGTGCCGCCGACAGAGTGGTGGTTGGCGTGAGCCATAGTTTATCTACCACAGTTGGATTCGCACCTACATATTCGACGCATGTCCCCGGTCCAAATCCACCGACGAGGTCGTCGGGGATCGGGCCTAGCCATCGTCCAATCCTCTTTTCAACCCGGCAAAGGAATTTCGCCAGGCGCTGCGGGCCCGAGTTCTGCTCGGAGTCCCACAGCGAGGAGAGGAAGCGGTTGCTGTGGAAACACTGCGTCTCAGCATCATCCCACGCCTTTAAAGCGTTCGACCTGCGATTGATCGTCGTTGGCAAGGGAGCCTTCCGAAGAAGGTCACTAGCCTGAACGTCACGCCGGTACTTGAGAGCGGAGAAAACGCCCTCGGGATAGTGCTGGGGATCAACCCAATGTGTTGCGAGCTGATCCCACTCCGATTCTCTGATCATCAGCCAGATGGAAAGGCTGGTCGGAGTGTCGAGGTGCGAAAGGATCGTCCACAAGATGTGGCGATTGGCAGAGAGCCACCGATGCATGATGCTTAACTCCTGGGCAAGTTGCCCGTTGGGGTTACCCGACGCGAAATTACGTGGGGCGAAACCGTCCTTCACCGTGTTACGAATGAGCGTCGACACCAGCAGGTTACCCAGCTGGACGAACGCCTCATTCCACTGGTCCACCGTCAACACGCGAGCGTTGGCGACGGAACCGGTGAAGCGAGTCGTGGCAAGAAGCCGCGGCAAGCTCGTACTCGGGTCGGTGTAGGTGAACGGGTAGGAGAAATCGAAGTCGATCCTCCGAACGTCACCGTTGCCGTTGGAGCGAGAAGTAAGCTCCAGTTTAGGACGGAAGCCCTGGACGCTCGTGAGAGCGTTTTGGGTCCACCGAGCCGGGAGAGTATCCCCGGCCGACGGAGTCGCAGCAACATAAATCACATCGGTGCCGGCTGCGTTCTTCACTGTGATATCCGCGATTTGCGG